AGAATCACCATTTTTATCAGTGTTTAAAGATAGCAATTATACATTGAATATGCTTAACTCTAAAGTACGATTGATGATGAATCAAGATAATAATGCCTCTTTGGGTAAAATTAACGGATTCATTCGTTTACCTTATCGTACAGGTACTTCGTATCGTAATGCAGAAGCTCAAGCGCGTATCGAATCTCTCGAAAGAGAAATGTCAAACTCTAAACATGGGTTAGCCTTTCTTGAAAACAAGGAAGAATATATTTCTGCAGGTGGCGGAATTCAAAATAATCTTCTTGAAGAAGTTATGACTCTTAAAAAAGATTTCTATAACGAAATTGGTATTACTGAGAAAATCCTAAATGGAGAAGCCACATCACAAGAAATCAACCTTTACAACGCTAGAGCAATCGACCCTTGCTTACAAGCAATCACAGATGCATTTAATATGACGTTCCTGACTAAAACTGCTCGTACTCAAGGGCATGTGTATAAATTCTATCGTGACCCATTCCGCCTATTACCGATTGAGCAATTAGCCGGATCTGCTGACTTATTCTCTCGTAACGCATTGATGACTCCAAATGAAATTCGTGCATTTATCGGTATGGCTCCTCACCCTGATCCACTTGCAAATGAATTGTATAACCGTAATATTGCGGATAATAATCAAAATGGTGGTATTAATACACCGGGTCAAATGGATCCTCAAGGAAATATGTATCCTCAAGGAAATATGTACGAGGACCCTGAAGGTGGTTATGTAAATGAACAAGGGCAACCTGTTGATGAAAATGGAAATCTTATTTAATTTAATGGAGGAATAGTTACTAATGAAAACTAAAAAGAACTATGACTTCGCTGGTTATGTGACTAAAAATAATATTCAATGTTCTGATGGAGTTGTTATTCAACAGAATGCTTTTGCTAAAAATAATGGCACAAAAGTTCCGTTGGTATGGAATCATAAATACGATTCCGCTTCTAATGTTATTGGACATATTTTACTACACAATAACAGTGAAGGCGTCTACGGTTATGGCTATCTTAACGATACTGAACATGGTCGTGATGCAAAAGAATTAATTAAGCATGGTGACATTTGGGCTATGTCTATTGGTGCTCACCGTATTCAAAAATCAGGTAATATTGTTACGCATGGTGAAATCTACGAAGTTAGTTTGGTTCTTAAAGGTGCTAATAAAGGTGCTTTAATCGAACATCGTATGATGCACTCTGCGCTAGATGGTGAAGATACAATTGATGAATCTAAAGCAATTATCTACACTGGTCTTGAAGACGCAATTTTACAACATTCTGACAAAGAAGGAGAAACTAACATGAATGAAACTGTAGGAGATGTTATTGGATCACTTAATGATGACCAAGTTGAAGTAGTCGTTAAAGGATTCGATAACGGTTTTGAAGGACTTTCAGAAGAAGATGAAGAAGTCCTTGAAACTTTGACAGATGAGCAAGTTGAAGCTATTGGAGCTGTAATTGATGAAGCCGTATCTCTTGGCGAAGAAGCCGATGATGAAGTCGATGATGATGACTATGGCTATGATGAAGTCGATGATGATGACTATGGCTATGATGGTGATGATTCAGGTGAAGGTGCCGAAGGTGGAGACTCATCTGTAGCACATAACGCATTTTATGATAATGAAGGAGAATTTTTCGAGATGAAACATAACGCATTCCAACAAGCTGAAGATATCGAATTTACTGGTGCTGTTAACGAATTGATTCATTCTGCTATTGAATCTCGTGCTAGCTCACTTGCAGGTTACTTGATCGATAATGGTCTTGATTATGAAGATGCTGTATCAATTCAACACGGTATTGAAAATATTGATGTGCTCTTCCCACAATCTACATTGCAAAAAGGTGTTCAAGTTTACAACCCTGCCGCTCGTAACGTTGAAAAAATTATGGGTATGTTCGGTAAATCACCTTTGAGCCGTATCAAAAATATCTATGCTGATATTACTGATGACGAAGCTCGTGCTCGCGGTTATATCAAAGGTAACCAAAAACTTGAATCTATTGAAAAAGTATTCTATCGTGAAACTACACCTCACACTGTTACACGTAAAACTCGTATCGACCGTGATGATATCATTGATATCGAAGAAAACGGTATTGACGTTGTAGCGTTCATGAAAGAAACTCAACGTATTAAACTCATGGAAGAAATCGTTCGTGCAGCATTTATGGGTGATGGTCGTCCATCTCGTATCGACGGTAACCGTAACCCTGAACACATCGATGAAGAACACGTACGTCCAATCCTTACTGATGACGATCTTTACACAATTAAAGTCACAACACCTAGCTGGGAAACTGCTGTAGATGATGTTCAAACTATCTACCCTGCTTACCAAGGTTCTGGTGAACCAACATTGTTCATCAATCCATTTGACCTTGCTAAAATCAAAGTCCTTAAAGATAAAGATGGTCACTACTTGTACAACGCTACTGGTGATGTAAACCGCATCCCAACTGATGGAGCAATTGCTGCTTACTTCGGATGTAAAGATGTTATTCCTTACTACCCACTTCCACAAGGTACTTTTGTAATTGGTAACTTGGGTGACTACACATTTGGTACTTCTAAAGGTGGTCAAGTAGCTACATTTGAACAATTCGATATGGACTTTAACCAACAAAAATATCTTACTGAAGTACGTCTTTCAGGTGCTATCCAAGCTCCTAAATCGTTCATTGCAGTTACAGTATCTAACCCAGCTACAAACACTGTAGGTGAAAACGCACTTAAATTCGGTACAACTGGTGTTAAAGACGCTCCAGGATTCGTAACAGACTCATCTGCTGAAGGTACTGTTCCAGGATCTCGTTATGCTTCTACAGATACTGCTTCTAAGAAAGCTAAAGCTGAAGCATCAGGTTCAGGTTCAACAGAATGAACACAATCTAATTCTTGAAATGGAAACTAATTTTCAAAATGGTGAACTAATATGAGAACTATAATTTCTGTGTATATTCGTTCTAAGAAACCTGAGGAAGTATTCCCAGGAACTTATGAGTATACGTATACTAAGAAAGAAAAAGTAAGAGCGACAATGAGTAATCTCAACGTTACTCTTACTAATAGTTCTTCTGTTAATTTTCAATCGTCATCTAGAACGAAGATGTCATACGTTATGTCAAACTGTACGCCAGCTACTGCGAAGCGTATACAATATATAGAGTATGATGGGGATTTATATGATGTAGCGTCAACAGACCCTTATCCTCCTCGAATGTCTTCCATTCTTGGCGATATTGCTAAAATTACAGAAGACGATTTAAATATTGTGAAGGGATAACATATGGCAGGCTCGCTAGAATCTTTAATCAATAAGTTAAAAACTATAACCGGTAATGTTTATTATCAACCTGGTGATAAAGACTCGATTTCCTATCCTTGTATTGTTGTCAGTGATACTTATACAGATACTACACACTCTAACAACCGTGTGTATAATACTAAACATGAATATAAAATAACATATATGTCAAAGAGACCTATTTCTGTTGAGGACTCAATGTTTAATCTGTTTCAGTATTGCAGACACAATAACAATGCTAAGACTGACGGTATTTATCACGAGTATTACCGGATATATTATTAAATAAAAGGAGTATAAACTATGCCTGAATCAACTCAATCAAAAGCAATTATTTGGGATGAAGCATCTAAACGTCTGTATGAAACTGGTGTTGACCGTACTGTTCTTTATGTTCAAGACACTAAAACTGGTGTTTATGGTGAAGGTGTTGGATGGAATGGTGTAACTAAAATTTCTGAATCACCTGATGGTGGTGACATTACTGCTAAATACGCTAATAACGGTATTTACTTGAACCTTGTTGCCAAAGAAAACTTCAAAGGTTCTATCTCTGCTTACACTCACCCTCGTGAATGGGAAGCATGCGATGGATCTGCGGCAATCCTTGGTGGAAATGGTAGTGCTGTTAAAGGCTTGCGTGTAACTGGTCAAACTCGTGCGCCGTTTGGTCTTTCATACCGTACTCTTATCGGTAATGATACTGCAGGTACTGACTATGGATATGAAATCCATCTAGTTTACAACGCAACTGCTGGTGTAACTTCTCGTGACCACGAAACTGTTAACGACTCACCAGATGCTATTGAATTCTCTTGGGACTTCTCAACTCTTCCAGTAGACGTTCCAGGTGCAAAACCATCCGCTCACCTTATCGTTTCATCACTTGATACAGATCCAGAGATTCTTAAAACTTTGGAAAACACTCTCTATGGTACAGAGTCTAAAGCACCAAAACTTCCATCTCCTGCTGAATTGATTACAATCCTCGGCGGAATTGGCGGATAATTTCATTAATTAGATTATATCTGGGACAGGGGCGGGTTCCACTAGGTTTTAGCGTGGACAGATATAATAAAAGGGTATATAGGAATAAGGAGAAATTCAAAATGATTAAACAAACTATTAAATATCTTGACATTATGACTAACGAACAAGTTGAAGGTGATTTTTACTTCCACTTGAATAAAGCTGAAGTGCTTCGTATTATGGCTCGTTCTGGCGAACAAGATTGGGAAAAATATGTGCGTTCAATTCTCGATAGTGGTGATTCAGATCGTATTCTTAATTTGTTTGAATCTATTATTCATGATGCTGTTGGTCAACGTACACCAGATGGTCTATTTGTTAAATCTGCTGATTTCCGTGATGCGTTTATTGCTTCTGAAGCATATGGGGAATTATTCCTTAAATTCATTACAGAACCAGATTTCGCTCAAAGTTTCTGGAGCTCAATCGTTGCAGAAGGTAAACCAGCCAATGCTAAAACTAACCAACAAATGAAAGCTTTAGCAACTGGTGGAAAACAAAAACGTAACCAACACCATAATAACAAACGTAAATAGTTGATTGTGGAGGTAATGGTATGTTGGAATTGATTCCACACGAACATGGTGAGTACTTCGATGAAGAACAAAACCGTTTTGTTAAGGTTCGTCAAGAGGGTGTTGTATACCATTTCGAACACTCTCTTTATGCCATTGCTTTATGGGAGTCTAAATATAAAAAGCCATTCTTTACTAATAAAGAAAAGACGGCTGAAGAAATGATTGATTATGTATCATTCATGAACTTAGATGACAATTTCGATGTTAATACGTTAACTCAAGAGGATATACTCGAAATTTTTGAATATATGCAAGACGAACCTACAGCTACTACAATCTCTAGTGACGATAATGATAATAACTCGAGAATTATCATGACTAGCGAAGTTATCTATGCTTATATGGCTAATGCTCGAATCCCATTCGAATGTGATAAGTGGAATATTCATAGATTAATGAAACTAGTTGCCGTTATTGGAGAATTTAACAAACCTAAGAAGAAAATGACTGAAAGGGAAATATTAGCCCAACAGCATGCTCTTAATGAAAAACGTTTAGCCGAACTAGGTACAAACGGCTAACTATGCTAGAAGGAGTAATCTCATGAAAATCGGAGTATCTTCACGAGGAGGTAAATCGAAAGGGTTGATGAGTATTCTCGATGATTATTCTTCTGCGAAATTGCGTTCAACTTTCAAAGACGTTGGTAAACGTGGTTTAAATAAAATGGTTGAAGCCACACCTAAGCGTACTGGTGAAACTGCAGCCGCTTGGAAAATGGATGTAACTGAAAGTGATAACGGTTTAGACATTGTTTATTCAAATTCTAAAACCATTAAAGATGGTACTCCTCTTGTTATCCTTATCAAACAAGGCCACGGTACACGTAATGGTGGCTATGTCCCTCCTAATGATTTTATAACCCCAGTTGTAGATGATACAGCTAAAGAATTGGCTAGAAAGATTAGAAGGAGGTAGATATGGCTAGTGAAGTTATTGAGCGTAAGATAGTCCAAATTGGACTTGATAAAAAAGAACTCGTATCTGGATTGCAAAAAGCAGTCAAAGACGTCGAGAGTTTTCAATCTAAGCTATCTCATATCAAGACCGATAGTTTAGAAAAAATTTCTAGCGCTGTTGAAAATGTTAAAACACATTTCAGTAATTTGCTAGATAAAATTCCTATTGTTTCTACCCTGAAAGACCATATTGCTGGTCTTGGCAAGAAGTCAAGTGAGGCTGCGGTTTCCATGTCTGAACTAAATCAAAATGGAAATTTCTCAGCTATCATTTCTGGATCTTCTGAAGCTTTTCAAGGTATGGGGCAATTAGGAAATGCAATTTCAGGAACTAGTAAAGCATTTTCTATTCTTGAAGGTGCAGCTTCTGTGGCTCTAGGAAATATTGCTACAAAAGCAATTCAAACAGCTGGCTCTTTCCTCAATAAATGGACACTTGCTCCTGTTATTGAAGGTTATCAAGAATACGAACGAGAACTTGATTCAACTCGTATGTTGGTAAGTGCGTTGGGAGAGGGCGAAACTGATCATATTACTGCAGTAATGCGTGATTTGGAACAATACGCTAAGACTACTCGTTATTCATCACAAGAAATGAATGCCGCTACAGCACAATTCGTAAATGCAGGTATCGGATTGGATGAATCAGCTGTAGCCTTAAAAGGTTGGGGTAACTTGGCAGCTTCTGCTTCTGCATCTACTGCTGACTTTAACCGTACTCTTCAAACTTCTGTTGAACAAGCCATGCAAATGGGCTACATGAACTTGCAAAACTGGAGACAAATTCAAAATGCAAACATGGCAACTAAGAAGTTTAAGGATACTATTGTTG